TTGATTGCTTCGTCTCTTTCAGTATAAGCATATTTAGGAAATATATTTGATTTTATTTCAGCTAATTCTAATTCATATAATGCTTGTACACGGTAATCAGAATAATCATAATTTCCATTTTGTATTTTTTGTAATAATGAACGATGTTTAAATGGTGGAGTACGTGGTTTAAAGCGTCTCCACCAGTAAAATTTAACATAATTACTTTTTTGAAATGTTGATATTTTTTCTTCTATGTTCATATAATTTCAATATATAAACTTTATTCTGATGTTTATTTATTTTATTTTACATTATTTCACATGATCCCCCATGGCAACTATAGGCACCCATAGTATCTATATCAACATATCGTGGTTCAATCAGAATTTCTGTAAAGTTTACATCTTTAAATTTTCTATTTATTTCACCCCATTTATGTAATAAATGAACATCTTTCAAACAATAAACAGCCTTCTGTAAGTCACGTTTGAAATAATTTTTTGCGAAGCGTTTAGCACTTTCCAACCAATGTTTTTTTAACAATACTTGTTCTCTAGTGCCTGTGATGATTTTTTCCCTATTTAGAACATAATCACACGCTTCCCATAAATTTTCATTGAAATAATGTAAACCATCAACAATTAATCCAGAGGCAAACATAGCTCCATGACCATATTTATTATTAATTTCATCAAATGTTAATACAGAAGTATTAGGTGATTGATTCCAATCTTTATCACCAAAAAGTGATAAGAAACTAACAGCAGAGAATGTATCTTGATGCTGAAATACATAATCAGTTATAGTATCATAATCATCAATAATTACAGTATTAGAAACATTATGGGAAGTATTAGGGATAATACATCTTGATTCTACTTTTCCTGCATCAACCCAATTCTCCTTAACTAATTTAATTAATTCAAGATGTTTAACTCCTTGTAAATTGTTTTTATATAAGGTACCTTTAGGGTTTTGAAGAGGAACAAATACAGCATAATCGGATTTAGTTTCAGAATAAACACCTTCTTCAATGAGGAAGGGCATATTTGTTTCTAACCATTTGGCCGTATCTGTTTCTTTATTTAATTGCATTACTCTAAAATATCTTTCAGAATGTTCAGGATGTATACCAGAAGCACAACCTAATATTACAGAAGCATTTCCACTTGGTTTAACGGTTGTTGAGCGAGCAGATGGGTTAATATCTAATAATAAAGCCATTTCATAGTTTGTTGAAATAACTAATGCTGCTCCTTTTTGGAGAATATCATCATTAAATAACCATGGTTGATTTGTCCATCCAGTAATTGATACTCCTAATAATGCTTCCTTTTTAGATATTTCTATAGTCTCATATAATACATCTTTTAAATATTTAAAATCAGTATATCCTGCTTGAAGAGTACCAGCAATGGTTGCTGCTTGTACAGTTTCTAAGAATGTTTTTTCATCCTTCATTAATGCACCATTGATTTCCGTCAAGTTGCAACATTGAATAGCTGTTTTAAATCCTGGTTCTTGGAGTAAAGTAACATCGGATTCTTGAACGCGTTTGATGATGCTCTGATCATTCCAATCAAAATATAATGGGGTAAAGCCTATTTCAAAACAAGGGTTAAATATTTCGAATATATTATTCATAAACACAAACCCAATATCAGAAACTCCTTGATTTAATTCCAATAATGCTTGGAATTCTTCTTGGGTAAATTTAGAACGTAATAACCCGACTGAATTATTGGAACGTTCTCTTTGTCTATTATTATTTCTCCAATTACCTGTTTTAGCATTAACTAATTCATTATCATCAGGGGATACGATTATATTACATGCTGCTCTTCTAATACCACCACTTAGAACAGCATTTGCTAAATGCATGAAAAAATCATAAGCTAATAATCCAATAAATGGTTTTGGTTGAATATCAACATATCCATTTATTAAAGTTTCAATTTTATCAAAAGATTGTTTTATCCCTTCAGGACCGGGAGCTTTATATCTTCTTCCAATTTTAGCTCCTTTTATTCTAATTTGGGAATAATCAAATTTAATTTCATATCCTTGATATTCTTCAAATCCTTCAACTGGTTTTTCAGTTAAATAAGAAGTTATTAAAACATGTGCAGCATCACCCCATCCTTCAATAGTATCTTGTACAGTAAATGTTTTAGTTCCATTAGTTCTTTTTTGAATAGATGGTAACATATTTAAAAAGGGAAGCATCATATTAACCCCCACACCACAACCACACAACATTAAATAAAATGCATTTCCTAAAAATGATGGTTTATCAGCATACATTACAAGACAATTAAACATTTTAAAATTATGTTTAAACATATCTTCATTTCTGAATTGTAATGAACGTTGTGCTGTTAAGTATTTTCTATCAGAATATAATTGTTCTGCTAGTGATAAATAATCGGTTAATTCGGGATGTTTTAATATTTGTTGAGCATATCGGGTTCTGTGTGTTTTGAATACATCATTTGTTGCTTCTTCCCATGTTTCATATCTATTCTTATCATCATCCCATCCTAAAAAATCAGAGTATAGTTTGAGGTCTGATAGGAATTTTCTACCTTTTTCCATTATATATTNAATATTAAATTATTTGTATTGATTTATTAAAGCGATTATTGCGGTTTTTGACTTTACGCCAGTAAAACGATCTATTACTTGACCATTTCTTTCAAATATAACGGTTGGTATACTAGATACCGAATAGTGAGATGCTTTATCTTTATTGTTATCAACATCTACTGTTTCAAAGGAAACTCCAGAAACCTCATTCTGTAATTCATTAAATATAGGAGATAATATTTTACAAGGTTGACACCAATTGGCAGAAAAACGTATTATTTTTATCATAAATTTTATTGTTTTGGGATTATAAATATATTATGTATTATAAATGTTGCTAAGAAAGTGTAAAGAATTTTTTCTTCAACATATCTCTATCATCTTTATCAAAATCTGAATATCCAATTTTAGCATTATCTGCTTTATCATTTTCATCTTCATCTTCTGATGGAGTGTCATTAATTATAATTTTACCATTTGCTGTATCGATTGTAGAATTAAAAGATAATCCATCAGCCCCAAATCTGTTTTTTACTATATGCCATCTTCCTGTACCTCTTACTTTATCCTTTTTACGTCTAGCTACCGAAATAATAATATCTCCAATCATAATTTTATCGTATGATCCGGCGGCATTATCTCCTTCAATAATTGCGCTTTTAGATGCTGTTCTATTTGCTTGGGAAGGGGATATGATTGGTAAATTTAATACTTTTGCTAAACCTTTAGCATCAGTATACACGTCATCAATTTCATCTTTACGTTCTTTTCTACCTTTACCTTTTAATAAATCTAAATAATCAATAATAATGAGGTCAGGTTTAAATTCATTTTGATTTTCCAATTGTTGGATATGCGCTTCAATTGTTTCTAATGATACTCGTTTTGGGGGATATTCTTTAATTACAATTTTACCTTTTACTTTATTAACTATTTCTTCAACAGCAGTTCTATGTTCATTTAATTGATCGACAGGTATTCCTGAAAATACAGCATCATATCGTTTTCCAACATATCCTTCACCTAGTTCTAATGTATAGTGTATTACATTATATCCCAATGCTGCAGCGAATGCACCCATTGCAATAACAGCCCATGATTTTCCACCCCCTGGGTTTCCAAACATTAATACTAAATCACCACCACCAACTCCACCTTGAGTCAATTCATTAAATATAGGCCAAGGGAAGGGGATAACATGTCTATCATCATCTCTATATCGAGTTTCGATATCAAGAGCATATTCATGACCTATGTTCTTATCTTCTCCTGCCTTCATGGCATTATTTATAAGACGTCTAATACCATCAAAATCCCCAATATTAAGTAAATCAACGGATTTGATTAATGCTTTCTTCATCTGTTGATTACTACAGAATGATGTAAATTCTGTTTCAACATAATCTAAATCCTTATCATCAGCTGCTTTAAAGGCTTCACGTAATGAATCGGTTAAAGCAATACGCAATACTTCATTGTCTATCTTTTTGACTTCAATAGATAATGTATCAATTGAGGGAATTGTATGATATTCATCAAAATAGGTGATTATAAAATCAACAATCCATTGATGTGCTGAATTGCTAAAGTATTCACTTTCTAGTGAATCAACTATATTCATAAGGAATGGTCGTTGTGTTAAAAGGGCCCCGATTACTTTTGTTTGAAATAATAAGCCATATTTCTCTAAACTAGATAATGTAGTCAACTGTATCTCCTTTTGTTTTATTTGATTTCATAACTTTTATTTATTTTTAAATGTACTGAATTATTTATGACATTCCTACTTAAAATATACTTAAAGATGAAAACACTTCTGAAAGCCATGTCTCTACATTAGGTATTCCATTCCCTAAATTGTCTTTGTAATATAGTTGTAAGAACCCATGTTTATTGTATTCTCGTTTATATGCAATTTCTTCTTCAATAATATCAATATTTTCATTAGATAGAGGAATGTCTCTCAAATTCATTAAACGATAATTAATCCGAAGTTGATGGGAAAAATCTAATAATTTTGACCCCCATTTATCATAAGGATCTAAACCTTCCAGCAACGTCTCTAAATGTAATTGATTATCTTCTTTTAAATGGGGGATAAGTTTTAATAATTTATCAACACCTAATCCTTTAACCTTAGGTACATTATCACCTTTATCTCCCATAAATGTTTTATATAATAAGTAATTACGAGGATAAATTCCATATTCTTCTTTAAAATTTTCTACGCCATATATTTTCTTTTTAGTGGGGGAATATATTTTAACTTTTTCACTCACTAATTGCAGGAAATCTTGATCAGCCGACATAAGAGTAATGCGATTGGTTTCCGCTATACCTTCGTATTTCTGCGCTAAATAACCCATCACGTCATCTGCCTCAATACCATCAATCACAATTAAACTAACGGGGAGAGATTGAAGATATTGAATCATTCTTTCCATCTGATTGGTGATTGATACTATTTCCTCCTCCTTATTAGTAAACATTTTATAATTGGTTATTCTATCAGCATTTCTATTAGCTTTATAAGCAGGGAACAGATTACGTTTTGAGTTTGAACCTCCAACCCCATCAAATATAATAATTACTTTTGTTGGGGAATTTAGTTTAATAGCATATCCTATTGATTTTAAACATCCAATCATCCCCCCAATATGTTGACCTGTGGAGGGATGAATTGCATTAATTATGGAGAATGATCTAAGAAATGTGTTTAATCCATCGATTACCAATATTGATTGATTTTCAGTTTCTGGTTCATTAGTAATATCAGACAGCATTTCTGTAAATCTATTCTTCCCCATTTTCAACATCAATTGGGGGAGTGTTGTTTTCATTCCATTCTGATTTATCTTCAACTAAATCAAAGTCAAGAGTACCTAAGATTTTTAACCATTCCTCAGCATGTTCTTTTTTATAATTATCAATTGCTTTTTTATCATCATCAATGAAACCATGTACTGTCATTGTTACAGTACCTTTAGTTTGAACACCAGTAACGTGGTTTTTATCTACTGATATCTTAGTGCGTTTTGCAAACTCAACATCTTTACCATCTTTAGTTGCTTTTAGTTTATTGGTTCCACTATTTGTAATGTTACCAAATGTTACTACTAATGATGAATCAAAGAACATTGTATTTCCCCCTTTATTTTTCATTTTGGGTTGTTCCATTGGTGAATTTGGTTTGGCAACCCAAATCTTATTAACAGCAACTAAAGTATTTGTGTAAGGGATATTTTCTTTACGTGATAATATCAGTTTTTGATTAATGAAATTACCAAATTGTTGAGACATAGCACCAGCATTCCATTCGTTGTTATTTGTGGATTTTTCCACTGACATTCTACAAGGAATGGATCCTACTGAATCCCAAAAGAAACATAAATCATATGGTAGTTTCCCAGTTGATTGTTCATTTAATAGATCAGCAATAAATGCTGCAACATCCTCAATAGTATTTAATGAACCTCTATCAACATAAATAAAAAACCCATTATAATCTAAAACTTCTCCAGTATCTTTATCAACTATTTCATTAATCTCAAAACCCATCTGTTTAGCATGCTCCCAATTCCATTTCATTTCAGTAACAATAAAAACAGGCAGAACACCCATTTTTTGGGCATTTACTGCAGCCTCTAATAATGCTGTTGTTTTACCTGTATCTGAATGACCTCTTAATAGGGTAATATGTCCCATAGGGATACCAGGCAATGAAATTACATCTTGAAATGCTTTAGAGAGTGGTATCCATCTCTGTGATTTAAATTTTACGCTTTGATTTAGGAATTTTGATTTCTTGAATGTATCTAAATCAAAGGTTTTCCCCAATGATTTAGATACAACTTCTCCAAGACTTATAATTGGTTTTTTTGCCATATTTGTATTTTTTTATAATTATTTAAATAATCCATCAAACTTATCTACGTTTGATGTTTTGGGAGCATTATTTTCCAATGTATATGGTTTTACATCAGATTTTTTATCCCATGGCAAGTCTGAAGGATAATCATTTTCCTCAACTCTTGTATTAGGAGCTAAAGGAATATTATCTTCAATATCATCTTCAGGATTTAAAAATTTCTCCAAAACAGACTTTAAATCTTCAAAATTATATTTTCTATTAATATTTAAGATATCCGGTTGTTCATCTAATATTCTCTGTAATAGATCAGCATCTCCAGTAATGGGGGTTTGTTTTGGTTTTGGGCGTAAAGTACATTTAACTACACTACGACCTGCTACTTCACCATTGGTTGCTTCAACTGTAAAATCACGACCTTCTTGAATATCGGTAAAATCACCATAATCCTCATCAGCAGCAATACCTAATAGTTGTTGATAAATTTCTTTACCAAATTCCCATAAACGAGTACCTAATTGTTCTTCACCACGAATAATAACAGGAACAAAGATACGCATTTTAGCATCTAATTTTCTTGCTAATTGCCAATCGTCTTTATCTGATGATTTACGTAATCCTTTAGCAAATTCTACAATTGGATCTTTTTCATCCCAATTAGTTAATGCAAGAATTGGGCCTTTCGCAAATCCATAATGGAAAAATACTTCTCTAAAGGGGTTTTGTTTATTATGAAGTGAGGGAACAATACGTACTTGATGATTTCCGACTTTAGGTTTCCAGAAGATCTTTGTATAATCTATTTTTTCATAAGTCTGTCCAGGCTTTTGTTGCAAACCTGCTAATTTTAAGCGCATTTGTGAAAGATCCATTTTTTTAATTTTTTTAAGTTTATAAATTTTATTTGTAATTGAATATAATAAGATAATTATGACAAGCCAAAAAAACCCTCGGTTGAGGGGTTATTGGTTTTATATTTTAATACGATAATATACGGTAGGAATTATGACAACTTTATAGATTACATATCTTCATCATCATTTTCAGTAATATCAAACGATTTAAGAAAATCAATTAATGTTAATGAAGGATTACTATTAGCAGTTTCCATTAATTTATTTATAAGTTCTGAATGAGTAGTGTCTGTTAGGTTATCATATATGTTTTCTTGGCTAACATTACCCCATCCATTCTCATTTAATAATCCTGCTAATTCTTGTAATCTATTAGATTTCATGTATTTTATTTATAAATTAATAATTCTATTTATTTTAGTATCCAATCTCCTTATATTATCTCCTGTGGTTAATAGAATACAGTTTTTATAATCTTGCCAATTTATTATATATCTTGTATCTAATATCCCATCATTTAATGATTTTATGAGACTATTGAGTGCATTTATAGTATATAGGGTGTTTGAATCCTTTTTACGATGTAATAAAATAGTATTAAGTAAAGGAATATTTGAAATATTTCCTGTATCAATATTATATGTGCAAATTAATTCATCAGAGTGGGGAGATTCTAAAATAAATATCTTATTAAATAAGATTGAATATTTGTTACTAATTATGTTTATAGTATCATCTACAACATCGGGTGAAGTGAATGTAGCGAAAAGTTTATTCAATATTGTAGAATTTGATATATTTGTAATAAATATATCAGAACATTGAAGAATGATGCTATTCATAATTTTCCATTTCTTTATAATTTAATCCTTGTTTAATCTTAATAGGATATTTCATAATTGTTACTAATTCATTCAATATATTTAAACCATCTGATGTTGAGAAGTCAAATAATAAAGCATCATATGTGTATAATACTAATTTTGTTTGTTTGTCTTGTAAATAATCTAAAATCTTCATAATAATTCTAACATTTGTCGATGTCTCATAGCTCTGAATGATATAATTGAATATTTTAGTAGGGTTGGGTGTATCTATTTCTTCTAAATTAAATACTTTATTTTCTGAATATATTTTTCCATTTTCTTTTAATAATTCCCATAAATTGTTTGTGTATTTTGCTACTTCTTTAAAGAATGGTTTATCCTTATACTCTTTTCTAATCCCACCATATAAATTTTGAAACATTTCCTCTTTCCCTACATTTAAACTTTCGTAAATGTTAGTAGATGTTAAAGGAAAATTAACTAATTCACCTATTAAACGAGGATGATAACCAGAGAAATCCATTTCCATAAACATATCATTAATAGGTTCATAACATGTTCGTTCATTATCTGTTTTATTTAATGCTGCAAAGTTAATACCATTGAATCTATTAGAAGGTCTTGAAGTGGTTGTATGTAGATTATATTGAGTATATATTTTACCTTCAAAAATACTAAATTCAGGGTGTTTTAATGTTTCTTGATATTGTGATACAAAGCAACGTTTATTCAACGCTATTCCATTTTTCTCAATACGGTGGAATACAACGCTGGATAATTCGTTATTGAATTGATATATGGCATTATTTGCGTCGTATTTGTGTATAATGGGTAATACTATATTATATATTGTTTCTTGTTCCTCATAATGTTTACTTATAGGGATTAATGTGTTTATTGTTGGATTATTGAATTGATGTTTGTAATAATAATCTATACATTTATTACTAACTACATTATTNTGTTTANTGTTGGATTATTGAATTGATGTTTNTAATAATAATCTATACATTTATTACTAACTACATTATTATCTAAATTAACATTTTCAATAAAATTAATATCATATAATTTATCAGGATAAGGAAAATGATATAATGTTTCCTTCTTTTGGGGAACAAATAGTCTTGATGTATTGTTTAATAAATGTTCAAATACTTCATTTTTATCCAAACTAAATGATTCATTATGATTTAAACATATCATCCATCCTTTTTTATGTCCTACAGGGCGGATATATATTAAGCTTAATTCAGATAGATTTGGATGAAAATTATAATTTAATGGTATGAAATTAACAAAGCAATCACCCATTTTAGATAATTTAGCTAGTTGTTCTTTCTTCTCTATAATATAAAACATACGTCATAACCTTTATTTAAATTTAATATATAAAGAAATTATTGGGTTTCCAAAAATATTTTAATACCACTCATTTGTTGTTCTGCTAATGTAATAGGTAATGTATTATTACCAGATATATTCCATTTGATAGATATAACTTGGTATATTGAGTTCGATTTTAATTCATTAAAATTAATTTCATTTATTTCCTTAATAATGAATGATGTTTGGTTAAGTTTCTTGGCAAAATATCTAAGGGAGTATCCTCTATCAAAATCATCAGGGGTTGGAATATAATTTTGTGAAATAGGGGTTGTATTTTTTAATTTTATCCCTGATATTATTCCATAAACAAATGTTGATGGTTTTGTTAAAAATGGATTGATGTTTATTAATGTGATTTTTTGTATTTCTGATGCATTTGCATTAAATTCTTTACCAACAAATATCCTATTATTCATTTCATAATAATATCCTTGATATTCTATATTGGTATCTATAAACATATATTCTTTACCTTGAGTATATTTTGATTTTACTATTATATTTTTAGGTATTCTTAATGCCATTTTATTTATTTTATATCAATTATATCTTTCAATAAAGTATTAGGGAATATTACTATATTTTTCATTTTGAAAAAGTTTACTATGTAATTAGTATATTCTCTGGGGTTATTATCGCCATCTCCTAAAGGAGCGTATTTTTCAATATATTCTAATAATGTTGGGTTTTTTGGATATATTGAACTTTTACCCTCAATAATTATATCTAATTGATCTGATGATGCTTTTATACCATCCTCCAATGAAAAAAATTCAACAAATCTGGATCTTGTTCCGGGACCTCTGCCTTTTATACTAATATTACCTACTGTTTTAGTAAAATTCCCCGGATTATTTAGATCAAAATTTATATTCCCTGGTTTGAATCCTTCCTTTTGGGTTTGAGCAGTTAATAGTATTCTTCTCCCTGAAGTATATTTATTGAGGGGTAATATTATATTTAGTGAGGGGATATAATATTTATCTATGGGATTTATACTTGATGTAGGGTTTGTTGATCCAATTGAATTAATAGAATTTGATTTTAATATTTGTTCTAATTGACTAGATATTACTTCAGGAGGGGGATTATTGATTAAATATATTAATTCCTCTACAGTTATTGTTTCCCCATCAACTCCTGGTGTTGGATCATCTAATATAATGTTTTGAGCATCTATACTAGTAGTCCAATCATTACCCGATATTTTATGTCCTATACCTGTAATGATATGGCCTAATTTTGAACCTAACCCATCTCCTTTATATCCTTTTGGTAGTAAATCATTAGGGATTTTAAATATATGTCCTATTACCAATCCCCCAATACCATCCATTTCAATTGAAAGTTTTGTTGGTATAATAGAGTTATATTTTGATTTTATATCGGTAAAACTTATAAATCCAATAATTAAATCTCTTAAAGCACCTTTATATTCTGCTGCGCTATTAACATCAAAAGAGGGTTGTGGTGAAAATAAGTAAGATGAAGTTGCATCTCCAAAAAATTTATATATAGTTTGTAAATTTTCTCTTAAATTAGTTAGTTGTAATTTTTTAGCATTTTCCTTATCCGAATCATTATTTACTGTAGGATCGATTTTTACAGGGATTATTCTATCTATAATACCTCTATTAAACCCATTCATAGTATTACTATCTACACTTAATGCACCTCCCTGCACTTGGGCTCCAATAGCAATTATGGTTGATTGTTCTGGAAATATTTGGGATTCTAATTTATATGATCTTACTGTAGATTTTAAGTTGTGAATTTCTAATGTAAAAGCTTCTTTAAAAGCTTCATCTTTGTTTTTTTCATTAACATAATTAATATCTATTATCCTTGCTTGACAATCTATTGGGTCAATATGAATATCAAAGTTATTAACATTTCCTATAGAATTTGATACTGATGATAGGATATTTTTTATGAAATCATATATGTTGATTTCTTGTTTTTCTTTTTTATCTTGGGATTCTAGATTACCATCTAATGATAATGTATATAGAAATTGAAGATTTACATATATGTTCCCTATTATTCCTAACTCTTTTTTTTCATTAAGAAAATAAGAATCTAATTTTTTTAAATATTGAATGGAATTTCTGGATGAAATAGAAGTTAATAACTTGGTAATTGTGGAAGTTGTTGAACGGGATTCAATAAATGTTAATCCATCGCTGGAAATAGGATTTACATTGAGATTTAGGATTGAATTTTTTATAGATGGTGAAGGGATAGTAGACCAAAGATCATTCCCAATTAAACATATTGTTGGATCAACAGATATTTGTAAGGGATGTCCCAAACATAATAAAGGGGAAAGGGATGATGGTGGTGATTTATCATACTCTCTTTCATTTGTTGAAACAGAAATGAATGATGTATTATTTTTATTATCTTTTAATATTACATATTCGTTTAATATATCAGTTAATGATTTTAATTTAATATAAATATTTATTGTATTAGCCTCATTATGGATTAATTTATCATCATCAATGGATGAATTTGTTATTTTTAACTTTTTAATGAAAAAATCATACATTGTGTCTGATTTTGGGAATTTCAAACGATATGTTTTACCTATTTCATCAATTTCTGAATTATCATCCTTTACTATATTATATATTTCACTAAATAACCCAGTTAATATATTTTTTTTATATTTTTTTTCACCTTCTAATCCGATTACCTTTTTATTTAATAAACCTTTTGAATTTTTATTTAAATTAATAGTTAGGGGGGAATAATTTACTTTTAATGATTCTAATATTTCTCCAATTGAGATTATAGTAGTAGTACAATCATATCCTCCATCTTCACGAGCAGACCAACTATAGTTTTTAATATATCCAAACATTGCATCATAATTTCCACCTGATAATTTTGATTTTTCAAATAACTCTTTCCATATTTTTTCTTTAGGGGGGGTTTGCTCTATTATATCATAAGTACCACCAGGAATATTTCGTTGTATTTTTCCACCATTATTACTGTTATCTAAATAAGGTAACCATCCCCATTCAACTAATACTGTATATCCAGGACGCATATATAATAGTTCTAAGTCCTCAAGTTGTTTAATATCCCAACATTGAAAATTTACTACAACTTCACGTAATGAACCATATGCTGATTTTGATTTTATATCAATGGAATTAATACCAGGCATTGGGCGTAAGCCTCTATTATATTGTTTTCCTAAAGGGGTTTGAGTATCATAAGATGCATTAAGGTTGTTTGGGTTAAAAACCCCCTCTCTTATACCTTGAGGAGATAATATACCACCTTTAATTTGATTAGTTGATGCTAATTCATTACTTCCATCAACATTAACACTGGAAGACATTTTAATCCATGCGTTGCGAGAATTTAAATATTTAATTGAATCAGGAGTACGTTTAGATATTGCCTCTTGACGATTTTTTAGTTGATCTTGGGTTTCAGATATAAATGTATCTTTAAAAATTGACATAACATTATCTAGTTTTATTAAAATTATCAAACAATGCTAATATAGCATTTAAATTAGTAGGTATTCTTATTTGAGTACCAGGTTCAGGAAACATAAATCCCTTAGTTACATTATTATTAGCCATAGCAATTATCCACCATAACGTAGCATCATTATAATATTGAAGGGATAATAAATCTAAACGATCTCCAACTGTAGTGATAATATATTCATCAAATTCGGACAACGGAATATTCGGATAGGATTTTGATTTCCAATATGGTTTATTTCGTTGAGTTTTTAATATAGTTAGATTATCGTATCTATTCATTGTAATTTAGATATTAATATTATTGGGGTAATGGAATTAAGGGGGTGGTTGACAATTGACCTGTAGTGTTTGTAACTCCTACTGCTCGAGCAATATTATTTATAATTACGGCTGAAGGGATTATTGTATTTTGATATTCATCTTTTTTGTAATAATTATAATTAAATTTATTATTAATTTTTGCTTGTTCATTTGGGGTACGATTGCCTTTTTGCAAATATCCACTAACCTGATCAGGAAGATATTTAAAGAAACCTTGGTGTTGTTTATATTGAGGTAATTCTTTATGTATTATTGTAAAACTAAAAGATGCATCTACTAACATAGCTAATCTTCCTTCAGGAGTTATATCCCATGAAGTATCATCAGGAATACTATATGTTAAGCTATTTAATATACTATATTCTCCAACAATATAATTTCCTATATTTAATTTAATTAATACACCACCTAAAAATCCATCATTATAAGCACCTGATGTTGTTGATGCTAGTTGTCCTAAGGCTCTATGCTTTTCAAATAATTCTTTTCTATTAAAACAAGGTATTTGGAGATTAAATGATACACTACGTTTAAATTTATTATAAACATAAAAACTCTCAGCTCTACCAGCATAATTTATTTCATTCCATGTTGCATTAAAATCATCTTTAAATCCTTTCATATAAGAAGATAAGAATATTTTATGTTCCTCAGTATCAAAGGGATTAATTATTGTAAATACATTAGTTAATATATCTGAATCTATTCTTGAGTAGGTATCTGTATTGGTATATGTTAATTGACTTCCGTCAATGTTTGATTTTGCTTTACCATAATATTTGAAGGGAGATGAGGGATTTCTCTCCAATCCAATTTTATCCAATCCGGTTTTAAATTTTTTATCTTTAAAAGGCCC